GAATTAAACAATGCTTCACAAAATTTAGCTGACTTGGGTTATTATAGTAATTGGACAAAAGAGGAGTATGATAATATTTTAACAAGATGGAGTATTCAAAATGAAGAAAAATAAATCAGGAATAAAAAAGAACATTGCTGGTGGCTCTAACATGAGAAGAGCTAGACAAGGTGCTGTTGTGCCTATGATGAAAGGTGGTGTTGTTAAATTAGCTGGTGGTGGCATGGGCAAATCAGGAGTCAAGAAAATGGCTGGTGGTGGTAAATCAGGTGTCAAAAAAATGGCTAAGGGTAAAAAATCAGGAGTCAAAAAAATGGGTAGGGGTGGCAAACTCAAAAAATAATTTATGGCTACATCAGATTCAAAAAACTTTGAGTTAGATGTTGTTGAGTATATTGAGGAAGCATTTGAAAGATGTGGACTTGAGCTTAGAACTGCATATGACTTAAAGACTGCAAAAAGGTCTCTTAATCTTTTATTAGCTGAATGGTCTAATAGAGGTTTAAACCAATGGACTATTGCTAGTAGTACAGCCTCAATGGTGGATGGTACAGCAACATACAACATTGATGATACAAACACTACTGCACCAATAGATGTTTTAGATGTGTTTATAAGAGAGACCACAGGAAGCACAAACTCTGATATACAAATGACAAGGCTTTCAAGAAGTGAGTATTCTGCTATACCTGATAAAGGCACCAAAGCAAAGCCAATGCAGTTTTTTGTTGATAAGGCATTGACACCAACTATTACTGTTTATCCAACACCTGACAAAAGTTCAACATACACAATTCACATGAATGTCCTTACAAGGATGGATGATGCTGATTCTTGTTATGACACACTTGAAATACCATTTAGATTTTACCCTTGTTTAGCCGCTGGCTTGGCTTACTACATATCAATTAAGAAAAGTCCTGATAGAACAAGCTTTCTAAAGCAACTTTATGATGAAGAATTTTTGAGAGCAATGTCACAAGATGAGGATAGAGCATCAGTGAGAATAACTCCTGATGTATCATCATATAACTTCTCGTAATGGCTTTTGCCTCCAATAAAAATCCTTATGCCATATGTGATAGGTGTGGCTTTAGATATTTTTTAAAAGAGCTTAGAAAAGAATGGAATGGTTTAAAAACTTGTCCTGAGTGTTATGAGCCTAAACACCCACAGCTTGAACCAAGAACTAATGTCATAGACCCACAGGCAGTAAGAGAGCCAAGACCTGATAACTCAGTAATACCCACAGATTTTATAGTTAGAACAAATGTTGGTTTAGGTATTGTTGGCTCTGTTTTGACCACACCAACTGAGATCACATCAGGCTTAGGAACAATAACAATAAGTGGAGCTACAGGCACAACACCTTCACCATCACCATCTCCAACACCTTCACCTACACCAGCACCCACTCCATCACCTTCTATTACTACATATACTGTAACTGTGGCTAATTATTATGGAGCAAATTATTATTATATTGATGGCTCAAGAGCGGCTACACTATCTTTCACTGAGGGCAATACTTACAAATTTGATCAATCAGATAGCACAAACAACAATCATCCATTAAGATTTTCAACCACATCAAATGGCTCTCATGCAGGTGGCTCAGAGTACACAACTGGTGTAACAACCAATGGCACACCGGGTTCAGCAGGTGCATATACACAGATCGAGGTTGCAAGTGGAGCGCCAACTCTTTATTATTATTGTACAAATCATTCAGGTATGGGTGGTACCATTAACACTAATTAGTGTTATAATTAACTTATGAGCTTAACACTAGCAACACTCAAATCAACTGTTCAAAATTATTTAGAAACTGATGAGGCTACATTTGTAACCAATTTGAATACTTTTATTCAAAATGCTGAAGATAGAATACTTAAAAGTGTACAACTTCCAAATCAAAGAAAAAATGTAGATGGCTTGTTTACATCAAGTTCAAGGTTTTTAACCACACCCACAGATTTCTTAGCTCCATTTAGTTTGGCTATTATTGACTCTAATAATTATTACTATTTAGATTTCAAACATAATTCATTCATTAAAGAATTTTCTCCATCAACCAACTTCAAAGGCAGACCAAGGTTTTATGCAATTTTTGATGATAATACCTTTGAGGTTTCACCAATGCCTGATCAAAACTACACAGCAGAATTACATTATCTCGCCAAGCCTCCATCTTTAACCACACAAGGAGATGCAGGTACAACATGGCTTTCAACAAATGCAGAAGAAACATTGTTATATGGCACCCTCATAGAAGGTGCAATATATTTAAAGTTACCTGCTGATGACATAGCACAATATGAAATCAGATTTAAAGAAAGCCTAGCTAGACTTAAAAATCTAGGTGAAGGCAGAGACACAAGAGATGAAATGCGATATGACTCTCTTAGAATTAATGTAAGTTGAATAAAAAAGATACAAAAGATAAGCCAATTAAAAAGCTTGAAGGCAAGACTGTAGCTATTGTTGGCTTAGGCAAAAGCTGGTTTGAGTATAATTTAGCCGCATCACATGGAGATCACTTTGATGAAGTGTGGGGTATCAATGCTGTAGGCTCTGTTATATACCATGACAGAACCTTTATGCTTGACCCACCTTCAAGGTTTTTAGATAGTGATGATGCTGGTGGTCAAACACATGGCATGGTTAAAATGCTTAAGACTGGTGATAAGCCTATCTATACTTGTGAGCTTGATAAAAGATGCAAGAATCTAAAGCTTTATCCTATTAAGCAGGTTGTACAAGACTTGCAATGCTCATACCTCAATAACACTGTTGCATATGCTTTGGCTTTTGCACTGTGGAATAAAGTAGGTGCAATAAGAATTTATGGTGTGGATTTTACTTATAGAGGTAACCTACACTTTGCAGAATCAGGTAGAGCATGTGTTGAGTTTTGGTTGGCTAAGTGTATGTTTGCAGGCATAGAGGTAGGCATAGCACAAACATCTACATTGCTTGATACCTGTGTGCCACTCAGTGAAAAGCTTTATGGCTATCATAGATTAAGTGACCCCATGCTTCCTTTGGTTATGAATGATGAACTTATTGTCAGAAAGAATAGTGAATTGACCTACAATGAAAAAGAAGTAGAGCCTATGTTGATAGGTAGACATGATGACAAAACAAGTCCAGTAGAGCCAAAGGAGTGGTAAATGCTTGAGGATTTTGGTGCATCAAACCTTGGTTTAATATCTGTCAAGACAGAAACAAACAAGGGTCATGACCCTGAATGGTGGGCAGAACAACTAACCAATAGAATCTGTGGCATATCAGAAAATGCCGCTCCACATGTGAGGCAACAAGCTGAGGCATACAAACTAGCAATTTACAATACAATACTTTATTATATTAAACAGGCTATCAATAGTGAGAGATGTACTATTCAAAACTTGCTTATTAGCCAAGGACACGAGGATTTAGCAAAGATTTTTAAGGAGTTAAAATAAAATGGCAATATCATCAACATTAACAACAAGTTTCAAAAAGGAACTGTTGACTGCTACTCATAATTTTGCAACTAATGGTAATGCTTTCAAACTTGCACTTTACACAAGTTCAGCAACACTTGGAGCTACCACAACTGCATTTACAACAACTGGTCAATCAAGTGGTACTAATTACACATCAGGTGGTTCTGCCCTTACTAAGGTAGCACCCACAAGCTCAGGAACCACAGGGTTCACTGATTTTGCAAATTTAACTTTTAGTACAGCTACAGTGACAGCTAGAGGATGTATGATCTATAACGATACTAATGGCGATAAGTCAGTAGCAACCATAGATTTTGGTGGAGACAAAACATCAACAGCAGGAGACTTTACTATAGTCTTTCCAGCCGCAGCCGCCTCTACAGCTATCATTCGTATTGCCTAGTATGAAATGCCTTTTGCAAAGTTTCAATTTAAGGCAGGGATAGATAGAGAGGGTACAAGCTACACCAATGCTGGTGGATGGTTTGATGGCTCTCTTGTTAGATTTCGCAAAGGCTTTGTAGAAAAGATAGGTGGTTGGGCAAAAAATACCACCAACACTTTTCTTGGTACAAGCAGAAAGCTTTTTGGCTGGATTGCATTAGAAGGCACTAGGTACCTATTCTTAGGTACTCATTTAAAAACTTATGTAAAAGAGGGTGATAATCTAAATGATGTTACACCCATTAGGCTTACCACATCAGCAGGTGATGTAACCTTTTCAGCAACCAATGGTGATGCCACTATCACTGTTGCTGATACCAGTCATGGTGCAGTACAAAATGATTTTGTAACCTTTTCAGGAGCATCATCTTTAGGTGGCAATATTAACTCAAATGTTCTTAATCAAGAATATCAAATAGCAACCATTGTCAATGCAAACTCTTACACAGTTGAAGCAAAGAATACCAGTGGAGTTACAGTTACAGCCAATGCCTCTGACTCAGGTAATGGTGGCTCATCTGTGGTTGGCACCTATCAAATAAATACTGGCTTAGATAACTTTGTGCAATCTACAGGTTGGAGTGTTGGTGCTTGGAATACTGGTTCCTTTGGCTCTAGCACAAGTCTATCTGAGACCAACCAGTTAAGGCTTTGGTCAGCAGATAACTTTGGTGAAAATTTATTATTTAATAATAGGGGTGGTAGTATCTATATTTGGGTAGAGTCGGATGCTGTAACCACAAGAGGCAAAAACATTACTGCCTTATCAGGTGCCAATCTATCACCCACAAGAGGTTTACAGGTTATAGTTTCAGACACAGATAGGCATGTCTTTGTTTTGGGTGCTGACCCACTCAATGCAGGTGTTACAGCTAGAACTGGTACCATTGACCCTATGTTTATAGCTTTCTCTGATCAAGAGAGTGCTACAGAATGGGAGCCAAAAACAACCAATACAGCAGGTTCAGTTAGATTATCAGCAGGCAGTGAGATCATAGGTGGCATAAGAGCTAGACAAGAAACCTTGGTGTGGACTGATTCTGCCTTATATAACATTTCTTTTGTTGGACCGCCCCTTACTTTTTCTGTGAACTTAATCAATCAAGGTGTAGGTCTAATTAGTCCAAATGGCTGTATCAACTCTCCTAGTGGAGTCTTTTGGATGAGTGATGATGGTTTCTATGCTTACACTGGTTCAGTAAAAAGGCTGTCATGTAGTGTCTTAAGTTATGTGCTAGATAATCTTGATATGAG